TACAAAGCTGAGCGCGTTAAGGCTATGACGTATGAGCATAACCCGCTCTATGCTCTTATGCCAAAATACGAAAAATTTGGCGGTGACGGGATGCCCGTTCCGCTTATCGTTACCGGCCCACAGCGTCGCAGCGCTACCTTTGGCACCGGGCAGGCAAACACGTCAACGTCCGTTATGCGTCAATTCTTTTTGACACGGGTAAAAGACTACTCATTCGCGGCGATTCAACATGAGGCAATTCGTGCTTCTGCTGGCAATGCTGACGCTTTTGTTCGCTATGCAAGCAATGAAATTGATGGCGCTATTCACTCCTTGAAGCGCTCTCTTGCAGTTGCCATGTACCGAGACGGCTCTGGCCAAATTGGAACAATTAACAGCAGTAACCCTGGTGACGGTGATACATCTTTTACGCTGGCAACTCCTGCCGACATTGTTAATTTTGAAGTTGGCATGGACATCGTTTTTGCTGCCGATGGTACTTCGGCCCTTCGATCTGGCGGCTTTGAAACAATCACCGCAGTTGACCGCGTAGCTGGCACAATTTCATGCACTGCTTTGCATGCTGACGTTGCAGCAGGTGACGCCGTTTTCCAATCAGGTGATTACGTCTCGGCGAGCGACCGCTTAAAGATTCGTGGCCTTGAGGCGTGGGTACCTGAGGCGTCAAGTACGCTTACAGCTTCTGCGACTAAGACTCTGTTTGGAGTTGACCGAAGCGTTGATACTACCCGTTT